TGAGTTCGATGACGGGTCGTTGGAGGAACAGTATGCAGTGCTAAATGAGAGTGGACTGCCCTTGTCCGCTCTTATTTACTCTGGAGGTAAATCACTGCACGGATGGGTCAAGATTGGCGCAAATAATCGCAACGATTTTGATGAGCGTGTGCGGCAGGTTTACAAATCAATGGAGACCTACCGCATAGACGGTAAGAACAAGAACCCTAGCCGACTCAGTAGATTACCTGGGGTGAGAAGGGGAGGAAGCAAGCAGGAGTTGCTGGGTGTTGATTTGGGTGTGGAGAATTTTGAGGAATGGTCTTCCAGAGAGAAGGCAAAAAGATTTGGGAGTGTCTTGCGGTTTACTCCCAATATGAAACCAAAGAATAACGACGACAGCAACTTGGTTGGTAGACGTTGGTTGTGTCGTGGTTATTTGTCCCTGTTCACTGGCGCTTCCCACATAGGTAAGTCTGTACTCGCTCAACAGATGGCAACCTGTTGGTCGGTGGGCAGGGACTTCTTTGGTCTCAAACCCGTCAAGCCACTGAAGGTCGTAATGGTCAACGGTGAGAATGACGAGGAGCAGATAATGGAGAACTTCAATGGCATTGCGGAGTACCTCAAGTTAACCGAGGACGACTACGCAAAGCTTGGTGAGAACTTCATTACAATAAGTAACTACGACAAGGTTGGCAAAGAGTTCCTAAATGTGGCAGAGGAAATACTTGCTGACATTAAGCCAGATATACTAATAATCGACCCGCTCTTGCATTATATCAATGCAAACATCAACGACCAAAAGGTTGTAGGTTCATTCCTGCGGCACGGTCTTGGTGAACTTGCAAAGAACCACAACTGCGCGATTATGGTCAGTCACCACAACGGCAAGCCAAGCATGGACTCACATGCCAGAGACCACTGGTCTCACACGGACATGAGTTACCTTGCTTCGGGTACAAGTGAGTTGGTGAACTATCCACGCACGGTCAGTGTCTTGATGCGTAAGGGCAAAACAGACGATTTCCAGTTGGTCTTTTCTAAAAGAGGAAATAACACCGGCATAGGTGAATCCTTGACCCTCAAGCATGGGGAAGATGGGATTTACTGGGACGAGGTTGTCGAAGTACCAGCAGACACCGCACCCGTATCTTCCAACGATACCTGACAACAGAATCGAGAGTCTCGCGAAGGAGCGGGGCATCGACTTTGTTGTTGAACTCATAGAGAAGAGGGAGAACGCAATTAAGCTTGGGGAGATTGACCCCCTGCGTTGCGGCTTTGAACTCGACTGTTGGAAAGACGCTCGTCGCCTCCTTGTGGATGCTGATGAGCTTTTAATTTTAGGCGGCAACCGTTCCGGTAAAACCGAGTTTGCTTGTAAGCTTGCCGTAGAGACACTTTGCAATATCGAGAACGCAGTTGTCTGGTGCTTCCACTCTTCGCTTGCTACTTCCATTGAGCTTCAGCAACCCATTATAAGAAAATACCTGCCGCCAGAGTGGAGGGACATTGGTAAGAAGGGCAGCAGGGTAAACGTCAACTGGACAGACAAGGGAGGGTTTACCGAGCAGTGCTTTGTGCTGCCAAACGGTTCACGTTGCAGATTCCTTAACTACACACAAAACATCACCGTACTGGAGGGTGGTGAGTGTGACATGATTCTTTGTGATGAGCTTGTGCCGATAGATTGGATAGAGACGCTGCGCTTTCGTATCGTCACCAGATCGGGAAAACTAATCATCAGCTTCACGCCGGTCAGGGGGTATAGTCCAACAGTCAAGGATTACGTTGCAGGGGCAAGGATACTTGAGGACAGACCTGCTGAACTGTTAAACCCAGATGCAGTGCATGTGAACGGATGCGGCAAGGGCAACATGCCGTACATCCTTCAACCGTTTCGCAAGAGTGCCAAGGTCATCTGTTTCCACTCACACTACAATCCGTTTGGCGGCTACAAGCAGATCGTCAAAATGTTGCAGGGCAAACCGTCCACGGACATCAAGATACGCGCATACGGTTGGGCAGAGAAGCTGGAGGGGAACGTATTTAACAAGTTCGACGACAGGGTGCATGTGGTCAGGGACGATGTGATTCCTGACAAGGGAACACGCTATGTCAGTTGTGACCCTGCGGGTAATAAGAACTGGTTTATTAAATGGTACATATTAGATGATCTGGGACGGGTGTTTTTATACAGGGAGTTTCCCGATAGAAAGAACTACGGGGAGTGGGCATTGCCGTCCGAAAAAGCAGACGGAAAAGCGGGACCGGCACAAACCTTGGACATGGGTAAGTCAATTGTGGCTTACAAGAAAATCATCCTTGAAGCAGAAGGGTGGACCTATGACGAGGAAACGAAAACGTGGAACGACAACAAGGCAGAGAAAATCTACGAACGACTGATTGACCCGCGCATGGGTGGCGCTGCGGTTCCCAGTGTAGAAGAGGGGACCAGCATCATATCGCTACTGGAGGATGAACAAAGGGACAAGGACGGTAATGTCACCGGACCCAGTTTGGTGTTCATCCCCGCCCCAGGAGGTCAAATTGAAGAGGGGTTACAGTTGATAAATGATTACTTGGATTACGATAACGACAAACCCGTAACCGCCCTAAACAGTCCCCGATTCTTTATATCCGAAGATTGCGAGCAAACAATATACGCTATGCAGGAATACACCGGAAGAGATGGTCTGAAAGGGGCATTAAAGGATGTCGTTGATTGCGACAGGTATCTTTTCAAGGCAGGGGTGATGTCTTTGGACGGCAACCTCCTTGATGCAACAGGAGGTGACTACTATGAAGGTTAATTTTAATGACCTGCCGTTGACGCTACGAACCCATGAGGTGTGCAGTATAACCGGCATGAATCGCAAGTTGGTAATAGACCTTGCGGACATAGGTGTATTGAAACTCATCAACATTGATCGTCGTCAAAGACGGTTCCTGCGGGAGTCAGTCAGAGAACTGATGAAGCTTGGACCGGAAGGTGCAGTAATGGAAATATAATGGACAACAACATAACAGATATGACGAACGAGTTTCACGAAATCGTTCGTAGGGGTAATGAGAGTTACGACCGGATGCGGCTCAACTGGGAAACACGTTACAACGTGTGGTCAGGGCAGAGTGATGACGGTCGCAAATGGAAGTCAAAGCTTGGCAGAAATCCTGTCCCGTTTGACGGGGCATCTGATTCCCGTCCACCACTGGTTGACACCTACGTCAACGAGGATGTGGACATGCTGATGACGAGTTTGAGTAGCGCACAGGTTTCCGCATTTCCAACAGAAAGTAATGACGCTGAACAGGCGAGTCTCGTAACGAACCTGCTGCGCTACCAAATTCACAATCAGATCAAGGAGTTCAACGATGAAGCTGAACTCGCCGCCAACTACATGTTGGAAAACGGTGTGGCAGTGGTTGGTGTATTCTGGGACGTAGAAGAGCAAGCCACTGTTGCGGACATTGACATGGAGTCAATCAATCAACTGGCGCAAAGCGCAGAGAACCTGTCCATGTTCCCAGAGATGATTCTGTCAGAGGAAAGGGAGGACGAGGCAATCGCACTTGGCATGTTGGTGCTACCGGAAGTGAAGCAGTCAAAGATGCGTAAGATGATACGCGAACTGCGGAACACCGGAGCAACAACCTATCCGGTCAAGATGACCGTGAAGAACCGTCCTACGGTTGTGTCGCTGCGGCTTGGAGAGGATTTCTTTGTGCCACTGGACACCACGGAATTGCAGGATGCCAGACGTTGTTACTACAAGGAGTTTGTCACCAAGGAAGCTTTATACGATGGCATAGAGTCCAAGGGGTACGACCGCAAGTGGGTTGAGGATGTGGTTGATAAGACCAAGGGCAAGACCATCACAATGGACCGCAATGCGTTGTCTGCGAGAAGCAACTCAACACGCAGGGAGGTCATATTCGATGCCAAGGAGGTTTACGAAATCGTTCACTGTTACGAGCGCAAACTTGATGAGGACGATGTGCAGGGAATCTATTACACATGTTTCTCCCCTCACTTACCTGTCAACGAGAGAGGTAAGGAGACATTTGCGTTTAGTGAGTTGATGAATTACGACCACTGTCAGTATCCGTTTGTGTTGTTCAGACGCGAGTGGTTGAGCCGCAGGGTGGACGATACCAGAGGTTACGGTGAGATAGGGTTCACATGGCAGAAGCAGATCAAGAACGAGTGGGACGCACGGGTGGACCGGAACTCGCTTGCGACCATGCCACCGTTGCATCACCCCCCAGGAAGACCTCCGACAAAGTGGGGGCCAGGTACACTTGTTCCACGGGTTCGTCAGGACGACTACCAGTATGCGGACGTACCGGCATACAACGCAGGTAGTAAGGAGATCGAGGTTAGTGTCCGTGAGACATGCGACCGATACTTCGGACGGGTGACAGGACCGGAGAACCAACCCTATGCCATGATGCGCCAACAGCACATGGTATCCAAGTGGCTCAAGAACTGGCAGAGGGTAATGGAACAGGTACTCGCCCTGACGCAGCAGTTCGCCTCAGAGGAGTTTTTCTTCCGTGTAGTGGGTTCGTCCAAGGCGCAGATGTTAAGTGCCAGTAGAGACGATATACAGGGTCAGTTTGACATACAGTTAAACTTTGCAGTGGCAAACCTTGACCAGCAGTTGATGCAGAGGAAACTGGAACTGTTGAAGGTTGCTGTTGGTGAGTTTGACACACAGGGAGTGGTTGACCGTGCGGAACTCATGCAGGTCGTGTTCAGCTTCATTGACCCAGTGCTGGGTGAGCGGTTGCTGATGCCAACGGAGACTGCGGCTCAGAAGGAGATAGACGATGAGAAGAACGTCTTTGCCAGATTGTCCGCAGGTGTGGATGAGGATGTCCGTGAGGGACAATCCCACGAAATGCGCTTGCAGGTGCTACAACAAATCTTGGAGAGCAGTCCAAGCGCCCAGCAACGCTACCAGCAGGACGAGGAGTTCAAGAGTCGCGTTGACAAGCGTATGCAGCAGTTACAATTCCAGTTGCAGCAGAAACAGAATGCAGTGATTGGGAGGTTGGGTGCATGACGGAGAACGATCTCAAGCTACTGATTAGCGACCCTCGCTTTGCGGCAATGCGTAAGCTACTCGACGATGTCAGGGAGGAACTTATATCTCATGTAAGTCATCAAGGGACCGCAATGGAGCATGGTGCATTGGCTCATAGTTCCGGTGGTATAGATTGTATAAACCACATCTTGAACAGGTTAAAAGCAATCGAGGAAAAACAAGATGTTGAATAGAAATAACCCTTTTTAGTGTTAGTTCATGGTTACTGGTCATAGTTGTTAGTTGCATAACATCAAAAAACTGAAAACCCGTGTACATAGTGCGCGGGTTTTCTTTTGTTCCCACATAAAACAATCGGATTAAATCACCTACTTGCAGGTTAATAGCATGGTAACAGAAACAGATGGAGCAGCAGACTCCCCAACTGCGGAAATGGGTCTGAACGACCTTAAAAGGTTCTTTGAAAACAACAGGGTTGGAAAGAATGAAAGTGAGAGTGCAGATAGCGAACCCTCTCCTGACATAGAAAACCCTGTCGAGGAAACTGAAGAAGTTCCTGTCGAAGCGGAGGATTCCTATGAATCCGAAGAGGAGCAGGAATATGATTCTGATGTTGAAGATTCTGACGATGCAGAAACCGATGAGGTTGAGCATGAGGATGACGAAGTGGACCCAAACGTCCCGCAACATCTCCAGAAGAAGATCAATAAACGGATTGGAAAGTTAACGGCGCGAGCAAAGGAAGCTGAAGAACAAGCAACCAAGCAAGCCGAGAGGATTGCCGAGCTTGAGCAGCAACTTGAAAGCGCAAACCCCGATCAAACACCAATACAAATTGGTGATAACCCGTTGTCAAAGATCAAAACCCTGGGGGAGTTAAAGGAACATAAGTCCAAGCTTACTCGTTGGAAGAAGTGGTTAAGAGAAAACCATGATGGTTTTACCGCTAACGAAAACGGGGAGGAACGTGAGTATTCTGAAAGTGACGTAAGGCGCATGATGTCCGACATCGAGTACGAGTTGGAGGAACATGTACCGTCACGGGAGGAGTACCTGCGGGAAGAAGGCAACATTCGTCGCGCAGTCGAGGATGTCTTTCCTTATTGGAGGGACAAATCGAGTCCGCAGTACCAGCAAGCAATGTCAGTTGTACGGGAAGCACCCGAATTAAGGATGCGACCCAACTGGCAAGCAAATGTGAGCATCTACATGCTTGGATTGCAGGAGTACAACCGGATGGTGAATGGAGGTAAGAAGAAACCCGCGAAAGCGGCTAAACCCACTCGCACTGCGACAAGACCGAAAGCGCAACCTAAACCTGTCCGCAATAACGGCGCAGCAAGGTTGGAGGACGCACAGAAGGAACTCATCAACACAGGGTCAAGAAGTTCCCTCACCAACTGGTTCGCTGCCAACAGACAAAAATAAATAATAAATATTATGCCCGAAGCAAATACTTATGCATTATACAACACCAATACGACTGGTCCCTCTAAAGCCAATCGTGAGGAGTTAGCTGATTTTATCAGCATCATAGAACCCGAAGTTACCCCTGTTACCAGTGCGATTTCCAAAGGTTCTACAAAGTCCGTTTTTACGGAGTGGTTATGTGAAGACCTGTCCCCTGCCAAAGTTGCATCAACAACTGAAGGTCACGATAGTTCCTCATGGTTTAACAAAGCCGAAAACCGTGCGCGGTTAGGAAACTATATTCACATTTCAAAACGTGAATTTGGTGTATCTGACATTCAACAAGCAGTTGAACAAGCAGGTATTGATTCTGAAATCGACCATGCGAAATCCAAGTCAGTACGCGAACTAAAGCGCGACATCGAAGCGGTTGTTTGTGGTACTCAAGATAGGCGTGTAGGTTCAAGTAGTGATTCCTACCGCACTCGCGGTTTGTTTAATTGGATTGATTCTTCTGGACCCTCTGATGTGCCATCAGATTACAGGACACGTTCTGGTGCTATTTCTGACGGAGGCACAGGAGCAGGTTCCACCGACATGACAGAAGGACAACTTAACGGAGTTCTTCAAGCATTGTTTGAGTCGTGCGGTGAGAAAAAGACCTACATGGGGGCAATGTCTCCGACTGTTGTTGATATTATTGACAACTTCACTCGCGTTGAAGCGTCGAACAAGACCCGTTACCAAGTTAACGAGCAAGCCGGTAGCAAGACGATCAACATGGAGGTCAAAACCTTCAACTCGTCTTTCGGTATTATTAACGTCATCCCAAGTGTGTTCTTGGGTGGTTCTAATACTGGTGGTGAAAACGCCGCCGCTGAAGACGACCTAGTGTTCACTGCTTCTAGTGCGTCAGGTCTTATCTTGGACACGGATCTTCTGGAATTGAAGTTCCTTGACCCGATGCACACCGAGACCTTTGAGGATCGCGGTGGTGGACCTCGCGGACACGCCAAAGCGGTATACACGCTTTGTGTGAAGAATCCGAAAGCGAACGGTAAGATTCTTGCCGCTAACGAACACGGTGGTTAATGGCACAGGTATTTATACCTAAATTCAACAACCTCGCCCCAAGCAAACAGAAGTCGTTTGAACGCGAACTTCGCTTGGGGGGGGTTCTTAATCGTAAGCTTCAACGGGAGAGGGGTGAAACCTTCTCCCGTCTGAAGCGGACGGCACAAAGACATCGCAACTACGAGCGGAAGAAAGGTTGTGAGTTGGAGTTATTGTCCGTGACTGACGCACGAACTTGGTTTCGTTGGCAGCAGGTGGACCCTCACTTCTGGTCAGACAAGAAGAACATTGAGAAGTTCACACGGGATAACCCAATAGCCGCTCCTTGGAAACATGCGTAAGGTTCGTTATAGCGACCTACTAAAACGTGCTGCTGAAAGAAGTCAGAGAAACTACGCTGATTTAAGTAATGATGATGCGGAGTTTCTTGAAGCTTTTATAGAAGCAAGATTACGCGAAGCGTGGGAGAGGACCGAGTGGACCGATCTCATGCGGATCGAGAAGCGCACCTTCAGACAAGCTTGGGCATCCGGTTCCCATGCTGCGCTCACAGAGAGGTATGACCGGAACGCTGACAGGTACGTTGTCGCCTTGAAGACAACATCAAACGCTCCTTCAGATTCAGACGGAGTCATCCATGCGGATTGGGCAGAACTCAAGTCCTCCTACTCAAGCGGTAAGTACGATTCAACAACGGACTACGGAGTAGGGGATTGTGTCTATTACTATGTAACAGACAAATACTACCAAATGCACACGGATGCTTCTGCGGGAACAGCACCAACAACTACTGGCAATTGGGGAGAACGTCCCCTGTTCGACAAGTATGTGGCACTGGAACAATCCTGGGAGACAAACAAGATAGGAACCCCAACAAACATCTGGGACAAGAACCGCAAGCTTGATGGTACTGCGGAGAACAGACGGTTCTTTTTAAGTCACAACGGCATACAATGCCCTGACGGTCCCGATGAGGTGTATGTTGAGTTTAGGGTTAAGACACCGGACACAACGCACACAGCGAAGTATTCAGCTTCCACAACCTATTACACGGACGATGTAGTGAGGTATAGGGAGGTCGCAGACGACAGTGTGTTTGATTTGTACACCGCAGTATCAAACAATTTTTCAAACAATGCACCAACAGTGGGTGGAACCAATTCTTACTGGGAGTTGGTGGAGATACCCCACATCTTCAGAGATTACATAGTGCATGGTGCTGCGGCAGATTTGCTGAAGCACGACGAAAAGGAACACATCGCAGTGCTGGAAGAACAGCAAGCGCAGGGTGCGCTTCTGGCGCAACTGGATGTGCAGGAAAGACAATCACAACAAAACGAATTTTTCAACGTAAGGACTTATTCTCATGCCAACAGTTAAACAGGTAAACGTAGCAATCAACACTGACGATGTTTTTGGGGCAACCACCACTGGACAACAGGTTTTGGAAAAAACAAGTAACAGGCGATCTTTGTCGATTCAAAACGTAGGGGCGACAAAGGTGTATGTGCGCTTTGGTTCTCCACCAGCGCTTGGCGGGACGAAGAGGTATTCGTTTATTCTCGCCCCAGCAAGCGGCTCAGAAGAGGGCGATGGTGGCGTTCTGACAGTAGATAACTACAACGGTTCTGTTTATGTTATGACTGCCAGTGGCACATCAACGGTAATAGCAACTGACTTCATAGGATGAGCGCAACAGTATCAGCATTCGGACATCGCGGCACAACGTCCAGTGTTAAGACGGAAATCGTCCGCGAGTTAGTCAACGCCACAGACGGCGCGGGTCTGCATTTCAACGGCAGCGGAAGCATAGACATTGCCTCGCCACCAAAATTGGGAACCAAGTTTTCGTTTGAGTTTGTCATCAAAGCCGATAGCTGGGGAAGCACATATTCTACTATTGTTGATTTTGGGGACGGAGGAACATTTATACTGGGGAGTTGGGTTGCTAACTCATATAACCTCGGCATTCAAGACGGTGGCAACCGCAGTTTCGGCGTAAAAGTTTTAGACGATTTAAAAGTTCATCATCTTGTTGTGACGGTGGATGGAACTTCTGCTGTACTTTATGACAACGGAAATCAAGTCGGAACAACTACACTCGGAACACAGACTATTGACTCAGCTACGGATGCGGCTATTGGGAGTAATTACACTGCGTCTGCCGGTTTTTTCAACGGCACTATATATCGCGCAAGGTTCTATAACAAAGCACTTGAACCAGATGAGGTGCAGACCGCATACGAACGCGCTGACGTTGATTTTGTTGACCAATATGGAAGTGAAACTGATTTGGTTAATGCCAATTCGAGTGGTTCTGGAACTGCGTGGACGGGAGCCAGCGGCGGAACAGCGCCAAATGGTTGGAGCCCAGCGGGTACGTCCAAAACGTACACGATTGACTCTGGAACCGGCAACCCAGCCCCAAGTTTGAAGATTACCAGTACCGGTTCGCCCAATGTTGGTATCAAATGGGGAGGAACTACCGTTCTCGGAAGAAGATACCAAGCTACTTTTAGCTACAAATGCGGAGACGCTTCGACAACTTTGTCGTACCGACTAAATGATGCTGACTCTTTTGTTAATTTAGACAATTCAACTAGCTGGGCAACTAAAACTGTTGAGTGGATAGGAGATGGAGTAACTAGTGCCTTTATGCTGCGGGTTAATGAGTCTGGCAAATTTGGTCACTTTGATACGGTTTCAATTAAGTCCATCGGTTGCGTCAGCGACTACGACCTAGCATTCGCCAATCCAAAAAATTCTTTCAAGATAAACGACCGTAGCGGCGCGGCAG